TCTTCACAGCGCTCATGACGTAGAGTTTCCCGGCGAAGGCGAAGATTTTCACTTTGGCGTTTTCCACCGCTGTCAGCCCCAGTGCGCCCTCCTGATGGTAGAACAGGTGGTATTCCCCTGTCTCGTCCCGTGTGTACAGGAAGATGCGGTCTTGCCCTTCGTGGAAGTCGCACACCACCAGGTAGTCGCTTTCGTCCACAAATCCCGACCAGCTTGCCAGGATGGGCGCCAGTTCCCGTTCCAGATTGAAGTCCAGTCTGCGGATGCCGGGGCGAAGGGTCAGGTTAAAGGCATCCGTCACGAAGAAGTTCTCCATGTTGGAAGCTTCGCCCATCTTCAGTTCCGTGTAGCCGTCCGCCGCTTCGTTGATGCCTAGAAATTTATCAACGGTAAACATTTTGGTTCCGCTTTGTGCAGCCAAGTGTCCTCCTCCTCTCCGTAGGTATAGATGTAGATTTCAGCCCGTGGGTTTTCCTTGTCGTACAGGACGCGGCTTCCGTCCCGGCTGCGAATAAATTTGATGCAGTCATCCTTCAGGATTTTTTCATGTACCAGAATGTCATCCAGGGAGGCGTACAGGTTCAGGTCGTCCACCCTTCTCTTGGTCTGCATGAACAGCCGGTAGACGATGTGCACAGGCTCCTCGATGGGCAGCCTTGGCCTTGGGTTCAGATACTGTGCCGCTTCGAATGCGTATTTGCTGTGGGCTGCGCCCTGCCGGACGAACTGTTTCCGCCGTTTTCCGCACTTCGGGCATTTCGGCCCGGTTCCCGCTATGGTCATGTGGTTCTTTTTGGTTCGTGGATCTAGGGGAATCACATACTGTGCCAGAAGTTCCGTGGGATCACCTTCTTTCGGTAAAAATAGAAAAAGCCAGAACAAACCGACTGTTACATCGGCTTGCTCTGGCTCAAAGGCTCCGGCAATGGTATTTGGAACCATCATATGCAAGAAAAATTCAGATTTCAATGATTATTTTATTTTGACCTGCCGTATCTGAAATTCCAGTTTTCCGGCCGGTCAGTCCGCTTTACAGTGCACACCCCACCGCTTTCGGATGCCGGACATGGTCTTCTGTGTCCCATGTCGAATATGTAGTTGCAGGTTTCTCCGTGGTAATACCGTCCCCTCCAGTGGAAACAGCCCTTGCACGGATGGTCAGGCAAAAGGCCGGAACCATCTTGCGGGTCTGGCGCAGGGGTTAAAGCGGTTTCTGGGTTTGCGATAATTCCAGCCTCCTTTCAAGCTAAAACAGTAATTCATGTTCATCTAATTTTCTGAAACCTCCGTTTTTACCAACCACTATTTCCAGGGGTGTGAATCTGTCGATTGCGTAGAGGTCTTTATAAACAACTCTCCGATCTGTTTGAATGTCGTATTCAGAATCCAGCCGTCTGACGATCTCCGGTGCTTTGATAAACCTGTCCGTCCGAAGCATCCGTTCAACGGCAAGAATACGAATCCGTGCATCCCGGTTCACATCTTTCCGCAGCGGCATAGGCATTTAGAAGGGCAGCTGCCCGTCATCGTCTTCCAGCAGAGCAAAGTCAGAAGACGGTGCATTGCCGGGATAAGGGTATGCAAAGTCCGTAGGCTGATTCTGCCCCATACCGCCGTAACCCATGCCGCTGTCATAAGATGCGCCCATGGAAGGCTGCGTGTAACCGCCTGTGCTGCCGCCCTCGCTCTTTTTGGGTTCTCCGAAATACAGATGATCCACCTGAACTTCCCAGGCTGTGCGGGTAGCTCCGTTCTTGTCCGTCCACTTCCGGGACTGCATTCTTCCGGTGACAGTCGCCATACTGCCCTTTCGGAAATACTTGCTCAAAACTTCCGCCGTACCGCGCCAGGCAACGCAGTCGAAGAAATCCGTCTCCTTGTTTCCGTCCTGTCCTTTGAAATCCCGGTCAACAGCCAGTGTGAAGTTACCAACCTGAATCCCGCTGCCTGTTCTTCTCGTCTCAGGGTCCCGCACGATGCGGCCCTGAATGGTAATTACATTGAGTGACACTTATACCTCCAAAGTGTATGTCGCATAACGGCCCTTGTAGCCGTTCTTTCCGATGTAGAACGTCAGCTCCGATTTGATGGGGATTCCCCGTTTCCGAAGGTCAGCGATACGCGCCGCCAGCCGCATACAGCCGCACAGTTTCATAGCCTCCTTCGCCGTAATGGAACCGTGTTCTTTGAGATAAAACAGAATCAGTTTGCACTGAGAGTCTTTGTCCATCGGCACCTCCTAATCCCAGTAATCCTTCAGCAGCGGGAATAAGACTCGGAACCGCTGCCAGTTGATGATGCTCTTGATACGCCGTGCAAGGTCGTGCTTGGTATACGTCAAGGTTTTGTCCGACTTGGCATCCGTGAACAGGTCGGAAGCGATCTGCTGTCTGATAGCCAGGAACCGACTCAGAAGGGCATCCACGTCGGCTATCTCTTCATCGTCCGCAGCGATCACCAGAGCGATCCTGTCAATCTCATTGTGCTTCCGTGTGAACTTGTCCTCCAGATCCAGAAGGTAAGAATTTTTCTTAGCCATCACAACCCCTCAAGCATCGCCATCGCCTGCACCAGAGTGATGCAGGGCATGTGTTCTGCGATTCTGGTCAGTTCCTTCCCGATTTGCTCCTTCATGTGCCGCTCCCCGTTATGGAAGCAAGCCTCCATGACATTGGGATCAGCCTCAGAAGGTCCTGGTACTGCCGGGGTGATAGTTACACCGTTAGCAATCAGGTAATCGGCCTCGATTTGCTTCTGTTCAGCATAGCTCATACCAAAAGTGCTATGATCTTCAATAGCTTTGTCTACCACTGCATTACCAGCACCAGTTAACAGTTCGATACTGTTCTTCCGGGATGCAGACTCCGCCCACCGGACACCCGTAGCAATGAACCTACCCGCTCCGCCGGTCTCCTTCAGTACCGCGCAACAGTACCGGACTAACCGTGTCGGCGGCATCAGCTTCTGCGGGATCAGGCTCCACATGCTCGTCCGCTTGCCCTTGTACATCGGCATGTTGATGGTGTACTTGATTCCCAGTTCTTCAAACCGCTTTGCCTCCTGCCGGACGAAGCGAACCGTCTCCGGTGCATCCGCCGTGGTGTGGTTGTGCATGATCTCAAAGGGAATCCCAGAACGAAGGGCCAGTTCCTTGACCACAGAGGAATCCTTGCCGCCAGAGTCAGTGATGATCAGTGGCTGACCATAATGCAGCAGGCTCATTTCGGATGCAGCTTTCAGTCGTTCGATGGCTATGTGCTCTAAGTCATTCATTTGAACCTCACTTTCGTCACCGCCATGGGGAACTCCTCAATCTCGCTTGCCCACAGGCAACTGCCTTTTCCGTTGATTTGTTCCCAAATCAGAGGGAAACCGCCGATACCGTCAAACAGGCTTGCCATAGTGGCATCCCGGTCGTACATTGCAGAGATGCGCTTTACCAGCACCTTCCAGAAAGGCAGCGCAATGGAATTTCCCAATGCCTTGTATCGTTGTGAATCAGCACACCGTTTTTTCTTTCCTTTTTCGTCTTTGTAGAAATACTGGATCTCTTTATGCTCCCCAATAAGCACTTTCTGGTCTACAAAACCAAAATTTTTTAAATCGAATTCTACAATGGGGTTTCCATCCTCATCGTATTCGGTGGTTTCAGCCCAGGCATCAAAGGCTTCCGCTTCGTCCTTATATTTGCAATCCCTTCCCGGAATCTGGATGGTCATGTAGTCTTTTATGGTCACTTCTTTCGGTTCACCAATCAACGTCCATCCATCCGGGTAGCCCTGCAGCCGTTCACATTCCAGCGGTGTTAGGCGGCGGACAATGTGGTTTGGCTCATGCACCAGATGTGGGTCTTTGTATCCTCTGGCCAGGAGCGTAGGACTACGCTCCTGGAACGAATTGAAGAAACCAACATCGGTACACACTGTTTCTTCCAGAACGCAAGGGATATTCCCATGTGCTTCTGCTCTTATGGTTGGCACTGTTCCATCATCTCTAACGTTAATCTGTTTCCCACCCTGGTCATCCAGCAATATGCAACTATAATCGGTTACACGATTATTATGGTCACCAGTCATACACGGTGCGATCAACCCGTCACCATTCCCTCTCGCATCGTATACCGCCGCATCGTTTCTCCCTGCGAGAAGTGTTGGCCCCATTTCTTCCTCGGCGGCAACACTGCCAGCTTTCGCTCCAGCTCTGTATGCAAAGCCCATAACCGCAGGTCTGTCAATCGTGTTTAAGGTGTAGCAAACATCCTCCCGCCAGCCTTTTCCGTTGCATCCGGCGGTTTCAGCACGATCTATTCCATTTCCTTGTAGGCAGTAGACTGTGCTATCAGCGCCCTCTGCAGCATATCCGGCAGTTGCTTGCCTCGCCTTTCTGCCCGGTTCAGAATTCCAATGCACGCCTTTGCGCTCAAAGAGTATTTCGGGTGCGGAGAGTCCTCCAAAATCTGCGACAAGAGCGATGCGTTTTCTTCTCTGGGGCACTCCCCAAAACTGCGCATCGTGAACTCGCCAAGCAATACTCCATCGTCCATCATCAGAGTAATAACACCCGGATTTTGTCCATCCTTTATCCGGGACACACACTTGCACATCGGCATCCGGCTCGCAGATTTTGATGATTTCTTCGATGACCGCCGCGAAGTCTTTGCCTCCGTTGGAGGAGAATGCTCCGGGAACGTTTTCCCAGACCATGTATCTCGGCCGAATAAATTCAGCTGTTCTTCCTCGTAAAACATCCGCTTCTCTCATCTCCTTTACGATTCTGATTTGCTCCATGTACAAACCGGACCTTTCTCCGGCAAGACCGGCTCTTTTGCCAGCCACAGATAAATCCTGACAGGGACTTCCGCCGATGATCACATCGACCACAGGAGCATCGTATCCGCTGATTTTTGTAATATCACCTAGATGGATCAAACACAATCCCCTCCCTCACCAGATCCGGATGCTCGTACCGGAAGAACTGCCGCTTGCTGCTTTCGATTTGCGCCAGCTGTCTGGCGTACCGTTTTCGAATGGGCTGCATCATTCTGTCCCAGGCTCCCGCCTGTTGTCTGCGCTCCGCCAGAGTCCGTTCGTCCTTGTGCGGGTCGTACCATCGGATATTTTCCGGGTACCATCCCTCATGCTTGTCGATACGCTCCATGGTCAGACCGTAGGCGAATTTGCCCCGTGCCCATTTCAGGAACGCATCGAAGGATTCAAACTCCACGGTATAGCCGCTGCACCGCATCATGTTCCACCGCAGCTTCAGGATTTCCAGTTCATCTCTGGTAAATCCGTGGCGTGGTTCCCGTCTTGCCATAGCTCACACCCCCGTACTGCCGAATCCGCCGTTTCCACGGTCGGTTCTGTCCAGCTTCTGCACCAGCTCAAAGGGAGTCAGTACCACCGGCTGCACAAGCAGCTGGGCGATCCGGTCACCGGGCTTCACCATATAGGGTTCCTCGCCGAAGTTCAGCAGCAGAACACGGATGGTTCCCGTGTAGCCGTAGTCGATAGTCCCCTCATGGCAGATAACCCGGTTCCGGAATGCCAGCCCGGAGCGGCCTTTCACGATGCCCACACAGCTTTCCGGAATCGCCACGCGGACATCGGTGTCAAAGTCCCGGCTTCCGCCGTAAGGATAGATCACGCCGCCTTCCAGGGCATACAAGTCAGCACCTCCGTCAAAGGGATGCGCCCGGAAAGGAGCCTTCGCATTTTTCTCAAGAGCAATTTTCAATTTCTGTTTCCTCCGTTTCACTCATCATGCGTTTGATCGCAGCTACTTCGTCCTCGTCAAGTTTTCGTTCTCCTCCACCCGCGTTGGTTTGTTTTCCGCTTGGTGGTCTTGAAATCATGTAAAGTTTCTCAGGTTTCAGGAAATTCTTAGGGACCGGAACAAAAGCGCCATCATCATCTGTCCAGCGCTTATGCGCTTTCCACGCTTCCAGACAGGCCATAATCTCTGCAGCTTTGTCCGGTGTTGGGTTCAGTTTCTTCCACGCCTCCCATGCTTCCTCACGCTCTGAGCGGGCATGTTCCGGATAGGCATTCCAGAAGGCAGTAAACAAAGAGCCATCATTAGGGGGTGTCGCTTCCGCCGTCCCCTCACCATCTAACGTATTTACTCCCTCTCTAGTAACTGTTAGGTTAGGTTTGGTTAGGTTAGGTATGGTAGGGGCGTTACATGGCGTTTCTGTAACGTTACATTCCGTACTTTGTAACGCTTTCTTTTTTGCCCTGTGCTTCTCAACTCTCTTTCTGGTCTTCTCACGTTGCTGTTCTTCATAGTCAATCAGTAACGTTGCATACTCGTCCCAGTCGTGAAGCTTTCTGTCCTCGTCCATCAGTTTGGCGTGAACGAGGGCCTCCACAAAGAGAGAGGGTTTCCGCTTGAACTCCGCCGCCTCCGCTATAGCTCTGTCGGAACATTCGCTCAGATCGCCGTCTGTAGCGTTCTGAGCCGCCCAGAGCCAGAGACTGACTAGCATACCGGCGGCTATGACGTTAGGGCCTGCATCCTTGCTTGTAAGGTTCAGTTTATCCGCAAGTTTTGTAACCTTGGGATGTCGGATCAGATTTGAATAGACCTGAATCCACGGAATCATGCTCCATCACCATCCTGTGGATATACCCGAATTACCAAATCAATTGGGTCGTCCGG